GAAAAAATCTAAGACTTGGAATTCTATGATGCAAAGTAGAAGACTACAAGGATCTAAAGGTTTCTTTTGTCCTCCATCTTGGGCAACAGCTTACAAATTAATCACAACTAAAGAATCTAATTCTGGAAACAATTGGTTCGGTTGGGTAATAGAGTTTAACAAATACCTAAACGATCCTCAGTATGCCAAGTTATTAGAAATGACTAAAGCATTTTATGAAAGTGCTGTTAAGTCAGATATCTTTGGTAAAGTTGATTTCGGTAAAGAGGAAACACAACAAGTTAAAGGTAATACAGAATCAGTTCCGTTTTAAATTATGTATAAGCAATTAGCGGAACTATTTGCTGGAAACAATACCCAATACATCCAAGCCACTCTAACGGGTGGCAAGGATGAAAGGGGTAAAAGAAAGGCAGATTACCTAACCATTCATAAACCACTAACAGAGGAAATATGGAAAGACCATATTGACGGTAAAATTGTTATTGGTCTTAAACCAGAAAGAGAAGATAAAGCTATCTGGGGCTGTATAGATATTGATCCAAAAAACTATCAAGATTATTCATCAAAGAAATATGTAGATATAATTACAAATTCAAAGTTACCATTAATTCCAGTATTATCTAAATCTGGTGGATTACATTTATTTTTATTTTTAAAAGACTGGGCTAAAGTAGAAGATATTAGAAAAGTTTTAGATAAGTGGAATACATTATATTTTCTTTCTAATGAAGTATTTCCAATGAACAAAGCTGTTGGTATGCCATATACCAATGCTGAATTAACTTCTGAATATGCAATAGCAGAAAACGGTATGGGAATTAATCTTCAGTCTTTTATTGCATTAGCAAATAAAAAGAAAATGAATATTCAAGAATTAAATAATTTTGAAACACCAACATACGAACCAGAATCACAATGGTCTAATTATCCTCCTTGTGTACAAAAACTAATACAAGAGAAATGGTCTGGCAATAATAGAAACAATTTTTTATTTAATGTACTTACACTTGAGACTAAAAAGAATCCTTTAATAACTTTAGAAGATTTAGTTAGAATAGGTAAGAATAGAAATAGAGAAATATTTACTAATCCATTAGATGATAGAGAAGTAGAGAATACTGCAAAGTCTGTTAAAAAAGGTGGATACTTTTATTTATGTCCAAGTAAACATCCAGAACTATCACCTATATGTAATAAAGAATTATGTATGACAAGATCTTTAGGTATACAAGCTGAAGTACCACAAATCATAGATGAATTTAAAAACCCTATGAAGTCTTTTGATTTAAAAACAACTTATTATGAATTTGATTACGATAATCAACATATTGTTATGCAACCAGAAAATATGATTGATGAGAAAGCTTGGAGATTAAAATTAATGAGACATGGAATATTTTGGAAAACATTACCTAAGTCTAAAGCTAATCCAAATCCATATGAAGTAATGTTATCAGCATTAATGAAAAGATTTAAAGAGAATGAACACTTTAATTATGCGGATATTGTTGAAGATGAAAGATATCAAACATTAAAAGATTTCTTTGAAGATAAAATAGAACAAGATGACTTTGATAAATTAAAAGATGGTTATATCGTATTAGACTCTAAAACAAATATTTGTTATTTTACTAGAGCAACAATAGACAAATGGCTTAAAGATAAAAAGAGCAAAGTATTTAATTCTACAATAGATGCATTACGTTTATTAAATTGCACTAGATTAGAATATCATAAGGGAGTTAAAAATGTTTGGAATACTCTTATGCCTAAATTTATTAATCACCAATCAATAAAAAAGAGCAACGGAAAAATTAACAACGTAAGTGAAATGGACGATGACTACCACACAGGAAAATTTAGAACTCCAGAAATTAAAACAAATATACAAAAAGACAGTTAAGATATTTGGGCCGCCTGGAACTGGAAAGACATATACTTTAATTGAAAAAGTATTAAAGGGACATATTAAAAGAGGAACTAATCCTAATAATATTGCTTTTATATCTTTTACAAATAAAGCTGTTAACACTGCAAAAGATAGAACCCTTGCTGCATTTCCACAATATACAGAAAAAGATTTTTCTAGATTTAAAACATTACATAAGTATTGCAGAAGATATTTTGAAGAAGAAATATTTGATATTAAAAATTGTTTAATTGATTTTGCATTAGAAGAAAAGTTTATAAAGCATTCGGATAACAGATTAGAAGATGATGACTTTGTTTATAAAGATTGGTCATTAGGTATATATGATAAATCAAGAAACATGATGAAAGACCCAGTGTCTGTTTATAAAATGGAATCTTATAAGAAAGATAACATAGATGTATTTCAAAGAAAGATATCTACCTACGAACATTATAAACTTAATGGAAGAGAAAGACCTTTAATTGATTTCACAGATATGATTGAAAGAGCTATTAATGAAGTAACCTTTCCTCCATTAGATATTTTAATATTAGATGAAGCTCAAGATTTTACACCATTACAATGGTCGGTTATTTATAAAATTGTAGATAATGTTAAACGTATTTATTTAGCAGGAGATGATGATCAAGCTATATATAAATGGAATGGATCAGATCCAAAGTATTTTACTACATATTTTCCAGGCAGGAAAGTTGTATTACATAAAACAAGAAGATTTAATCAAGCTATATATGATTTCTCTCAAATAGTTCGTAGAGGAATATTAGATAGCGTAGAGAAAGACTTTGAAACAATTAATAAAGAACAGGGTTATGTAAAACGTTATATGAGTTTTATGGAGATACCGTTTAATCAATTAGATGGTACTTGGTACATCTTAGGTAGAGTTACTAAAGTTGTTAATGAATTAAGAATGGGCGCTAAAGCCGCAGGATTATATTTTGAAGATAGTAAAGAAACTAAATCGTTTGATCAAAAACAATGGAATGCTATTAAATCATGGACTGCAATATCAAAAGGTAAATCTATTGATAAGAAGAATGCAGAGAATATGTATAAGTACATAAGAGAAGTTGAGAACTCTAATTACAGAGATGAAAAGTTTTGGATAGATCAACCAGATTTTACTACATATGATTTTAAACAATTAAAAGAATGGTGTGGTTTATCCTTAGATGATGAAAGCCAAACAAAAGAATGGTGGTGGATACTAAGAAGAAACTTTAGTTCTAAACAAAAGATTTATTTTATAAGATTATTAAAAAGATATGGGCAAGAACAATTGGACAAACGACCCCAAATCATTATAGATACTATTCATTCTGTTAAAGGTGGAGAAGCTGATCATGTAATTGTATCAGCTAAAAACGACTATGCCTCTGATTTTAATAGAAAGAATAAACAAGACAAAATAGACGAACTAAAGGTTTATTACACAGGGTTCACTAGAGCAAAGAAAACATTACATTTGCTTTCAAGTGATAACCAATATAACTATCCTGTCGGTAAAGACTACTTAGTTTACTTACAGGAGAAGAAATGAGCAATAAGGTGTTCTTTAAACAAGTTGGTGGTGCACACTATAAAAAGTATGACATACAACCATCTGAGTTTATTAATAAAAACAAAATATTGTTTGCAGAAGGTAATGCAATCAAGTATATATGTCGCCATCAAGATAAAGGAAAGAAACAAGATTTGTTAAAAGCAATACATTATATAGAGATGATTATAGAAAGGGACTACAATGAAAAATAATCAAGAACCTTTAGTTTATGATATGGGTTTTATTACGTGTGTATGCATTCTAACTTTTTTATTTTGGATTATTTAAATGACTAGTTTACAATTATCAATGACGTTTAAGAAAAGTATTTGGTCATGTCCAAGTGAATATAAAGATTTATCTGGTTATCCAGAAATCGCAATCGACTTAGAAACAAGAGATGATGGAATTACTAAAGGATTAGGTGCTGGTTGGGCAACTAAAAGCGGAGAAGTAATTGGTTTTGCAGTAGCCGTAGATGGTTGGCAGGGCTATTATCCATTTAATCACTTTGCTGGTGGCAACATGGTTCCTGAACAAGTTCTTAAATATATTAAAACTGTATGTGCATTACCTAATAAAAAAATATTTCATAATGCTCAATACGATTTAGGTTGGTTAGAAGCTATGGGTATGACTGTTAATGGCGTTATTATTGATACTATGATAGCGGCCGCTCTTATAGATGAGAATAGGTGGTCTTATTCATTAAATAATCTATCTAAAGATTACTTAGGTGAGATTAAGGCTGAAACTGATTTAAATGAAGCGGCTAAAGATCATGGTATTGATCCTAAATCTGAGATGTGGAAACTACCTGCTGAGCATGTTGGATTCTACGCGGAGCAAGATGCACGGCTCACGTATCTATTGTGGCAACGATTTAAACATGAAATCGTAACTCAAAATTTAACTACGATATGGGAATTAGAATCTAAAATACTTCCAATATTAATTAAGATGCGCCAAAGAGGTGTTAGAGTTGATGTTGAGAAAGCAAGTAGATTAACTATAGAGTTTGCGGCGCAGGAAAAAGTATTACTACAAAAGATTAATAAGCTTGTTGGTAAAGATATAGATATCTGGGCGGCAAGACAAATAGGAGAAGCTTTTGATAAATTAAAGATTGAATATCCTAGAACTGAAAATACAGGTGCACCATCCTTTACACAAAACTGGTTGCACAACTCTAAACATCAAATCTCACAACTAATTGTACAAGCAAGAGAAATTAATAAATTTCATAATACTTTCCTTGCAAATATTTTAAAGTATGAACATAAAGGAAGAGTTCATGCAGAGATTAATCAATTAAGATCAGATCAAGGGGGAACAGTATCTGGTCGTATTTCTATGTCTAACCCAAATCTACAACAACTTCCTGCACGTAATAAAGAATTTGCTAAAAAGATTAGGGGTTTGTTCTTACCAGAAGAAGATCATAAGTGGGGTTCGTTTGATTATTCACAACAAGAACCAAGAATGGTTGTTCATTATGCGGCTTCCATTGGCGAGGGTTATGAGGGTTCACAAGAACTTGTTAGAGCCTATGCCAATGCTTCAGCAGACTTTCACCAAACAATTGCAGAATTAGTTGGTATAGAAAGATCTCAAGCTAAAACTATTGGACTTGGATTAATGTATGGTATGGGAAAAAATAAACTGGCCAACTCTTTAGGACTATCCAAAGAAGAAGCAGAAGTATTAATATCAAAATATAATCGTAAAGTTCCATTTGTAAAACAATTATCTGATAGATGTATGAAAAAAGCAAACGATGAGGGTATTATTCGTACTAAAAAAGGTAGAAAATGTAGATTTGATATGTGGGAAACTAAAGACTTTGGTATTCATACTGCTGAAACATTTGAAAACGCTGTTGCTAAATATGGTAAAGACGGAATTAAACGTGCCTTTACATATAAAGCATTAAATAGATTGATACAAGGTTCAGCAGCCGATCAAACTAAACAAGCGATCGTATCTTGTTATGAAGCTGGATATCTTCCTATATTACAAATCCATGATGAATTATGTTTCAATGTAAAAGATGGAGATGAATTGAAAATAAAAGAAATCATGGAAACGTGTATGGAGTTTAAAGTACCGAGTGTTGTAGATATAAGCATAGGAGACGACTTTGGACAAGCTAGCTAGATCCAAGCACCACGACTCACGGATCATTGTACACCCATTTTATCAACTATTTCCAATGCGTTTGGAACTATTGTGGTTTGATGATGTAAAACAAATACATACGCCACATAATGATTTTAAACAAACTGTTAAATTTTCTATGGGGCAAGAAGGTTTATTGTGCCCTATGGTTGTTGATTGGGACAATAATGTTAGGAATGGCGCTAATAGATTTGCTGTATTAAAAAAAGGAAAACTAGCTGATGGTAGTTTATTTTATAAAGCTAAAACACCAGAAGAAGTTAATTTTCTTGGTAGATTAAATGTAGAAGTTTGGGAAAGACATATTGCCCATAAAAATATAATGAATTTTGATTTTTTATTTCAAGGCAAAATGAAAAAATACACAGAGA